GAAGTCCTCGACGTCTTCAGCTCCGGCGACGTTCTCAGCGACTCGGGTGAACATCTGCTCGATGCTCTCGGTGATCTCGCTGTCGCTGTTCTTGCGGAGATACCGGGCGGGGAGAATACCGTGGGCGGCGTTGTCGGTGAGGCGGTCTTCTACGGTGAGCGATTCGTCGACGGTCTTGATCGGGGTTTCGAGAGTCTGTTCAGATTCGTCTTTTTCAGTTGTGACTACGGACATTTGTGTATAGTAGTATAGTAGGTGGACTACTCTGAGCGGTTCACTACATCGAGTCGTTTGTTCTATTCAGACTCTACTAAGCGAACTACTGAGAGTGAAAAACACCCCGTACTACCCACTAAGGGAGTAGTACGGGGTGTGGATATTTTCGAGGGGAACCGGGTGGGTTCGTCAGAAGTCCTCACTCTATTAGACGGCGAGTAAGGACTTAAAGATGCTTATTTAATTCTTGTCTGGTTCATCGTCAGGGAGAAATCGGTCGAGAATATTCTGGATTCGACCGCGTTTGAGTGCCAATGCCATGAAGAAGCCGAGTGCCCACGCCACGAGGGGCGGGGTCTGTTCTATTCCGGGTATCATATCATTTTCAGCATAAAGACTCAAAGAGAAGTTTTTAAGTCATAGTGCGGCGTCTAATAGAGTGAGGACAAATGGATTTTTCGAGCGTAACTGAGCCGCTTAGTGACCTCTCTAACTACGTGAGGCCGGATGGCTCGCCAGCAGAAGAAGAACCGGCAGAAGACAAGATCATCGAGTTCGTGACCGAGGAGGAATTGTACGGGGCAATTCCTGAGCCGATTCCGGGGAACAAGGTGATGCCGGATTGGTACAAGAAGCTCGGCCAATACACGGCAGGAGGTGGAGAACTTGGCTCCACAAACACCAGAGAGGGAGTTAGTCGTTCGACCGTCAAGAGGTGTGCCCCCTTTATGGAGGCAATGACGATGGGGTTCATCATTCCTCTCGCGGGAGAAGTCTACTTCGATGCGGAAGATGGGTACGTACAGTACGAATGGGACTTTCAGCGGGAGCTTATCTCAAGTCACGACCTGTCCCAAGTCGGCGGAGAAATGTTTCCTAACCACAAGTGGCCGGTCTTGAAGTTCATCAATCATTGGTCTATCAAGGTTCCAGACGGGTACTCGGTACTCGTCACGAACCCGATGAACCGCCCCGGTCAGCCATTTACTCCATTTTCGGGAATAGTTGATGTTGACAGTTATTTCAACAACATCAACGCCCCGTTCATGTGGACTGGGGGTGACTTTGAAGGAGTCATACCAGAAGGAACTCCCATCGTTCAGGTGATTCCCTTCAAGAGAGACGCGATGCTTACCGATGCGACCTCTCGCCCGATGACTGAAGAAGAAGACTTGGAGATTCGCAGAACGAAGAACGAGATTAGCTCCCACCAGTCGATGTATCGCAACCGACGCTGGCAACCGAAGCCGGGGTCACGGATGCTCCCTCAAGAGAGGGATGAATAGCGATTATTCTCGCCGGACAAGGAACGTTCTCTCGTCCAAGTAACCCCTCGCAATATCAACGCCAGCGGCGGCGCTGAAGTTCTTTGCGCGGAGATGAGCGACCGGAGCCGAACGCCAGTCGTCTTCGTAGTGGGCGTAGAACTCGCGGCCTTTCTGCCCATCAGATCTCTCGAACATCGTTACGTGAAGTTGCATCCCCGGAGCAACGTGGTCGGGGGCGTCCTCGGGGAGAAGAACCCACGACCCTTCACTTGCCCGTCCATCAGGAAGCGATTTGAAACACGCAATCGGATTCCGCCGGAAACCCACATTGACCAGCTCCAGCTCGATGCTTTCCTCCCCTTCGGAGAACACACCGACGTACTGATTTAGCCGCGTCTCACCGACGCCATACCCGCCGAACGGAGTCAGGAGTGGGTGTAGTCGTGGATACAGCCACGCTCGTAGACCTTCTTGCCAATCGTCGTCACTATCGAGTAGAAATCTCGGGAACATAGAAAGAAAAAGAACCCCGGCTTACGCCGAGGTAGAGTCGTCAGTCGAGTCGTCGGTAGTAGATTCTTCGTGCCTAAGGGCCTCAGAACCAATATCTTCGCCGCTCACAACGTCCCACATATGAGAGATTGCCCTCTCAAGAGCATCCAACTGAACCTGCGGGTCGGGGTCAGTTTTAGCAGACTCCAATTCGTACTGCTGGATTGCTTCGGAGACGTGTGCTTTCCGGTTGTTATTAACGAGGTTTCGATCAAGAACACCGTCACCAGCATCAGCCACGGCAACTTCTTCTACGCCGGGTTTGGTGACGCTTTCATCAACTACAATTTCATCAACTATCGGGTCAACTGGGCCATCGTAGCCCGGAGGAACGTGAAGTACGTATTTTGTTTGTGCCATTATCCAATCACCGAAAGTGGGAACTGGACGAAGATTCCTTCCTCGCCGCTATTTCCACCTCTGACGTTTCCAGTTGCTCCACCAGAAACCTCGTAGGAGTCGGGAATGTCGCCGGGACTGACAACAATAACAGCACCACCGCCGCCCCCACCACCGGAGCCGCCGGAGCCTTCGTTGCCGTTAGAACTTGCTCCATCCCCTCCAGTACCACCCTTTGCCTCAGTAGTCAGGCTGCCGCTGATAGATTCGCTCACCAGAACGATGAGGCCGCCAGCACCAGCACCGCCACCACCATCTTTGCCGTGAGAATTACTGTCTCCGCTCCCGCTCCGCCCGTTACCGCCGTTACCGCCACGTCCTCCGAAGGAGCCACCAGCACCACCACCGCCCCCACCGCCGGGACGATTGTAGCTGTTGTTGTTGTTGTCGTCGGCCCCACCGTCTCCGCCAGCGGCTCCACCACCCGAGACTAACTTCGCCATCGGGGTCTGCGTTACATAGCCACCAGAAACAAGCCAATCTTCGAGCCAAACAGGAAGCAAGTCAGCTTCTACAATCGACGTTCTGGAACTTCCGTTGTCACCGCCGCTGTTTTCACTTGCGTCGTGGCCCCCCTGAGCGCCGCTCGAAATCATTTGGGTGTCCCGAGCGATAATAGCAGGAGGCGCGGCAGACGACTGCCTGTTGTTATTGTTGTTGTACGAGTTGCCGTTTGAGTTCGTACTTCCTCCGTTTTGTCCGTTTGCTTTGATCACACCAGAGCCGCCCGATTCCTTGGCGAGAATAAACATACTCCCGCCAGCATCTCCTCCGTTTCCACCAGCGCCGTTAGAACCAGAACCAGCGCGGTGAGAGACTTTGAGAGTCCCGTTAACTGTTAGTTTTTCCGATACTTGTAGCACAGCACCAAACGGGGCTGTGACAGTAACTCCCGAGTTAATCGTAAGATTTCGGAAACTCGAAAAGCGATTGAGTGTAGTGTTTGAGGAAAAAGTAACATCCCCATTGATTCCAGCTCCGTAGTTAATGTTGCTCATTGTTTATTTATCTGAGTGAGAGTTTTGTGCTAATGAAGTTATTTCGCCGCACTTCTCGGGCTTTATTGCCCTCGTGCCACACCTCGTGGCCTTGTTTCGTGAACTTCCGGGCCTTCACTTCCAAATGCTCGAACGCAGAACCGCCCTGTTCCGCAATCGTGAGCGTATCTGAGTCCTTCCCGACCACAACGTACTGTTCACCATCGTCGTCGTCCAGAACGAGGTCGTCACCGACTCGGACGCTCGCGTTCACATCGAGGTCGCCACTCATCGAGTCGCCGGTCACATTCACGTACCTCGGGTCAAGGTCAACCGTCACGCGTCCGTCCCCGTCCTTCGTAACAGGGGCCGTGAAGTTGATCTCGTGAACGTTATCCTCGCCACCAGAGCCGAAGGCCCGGATGTTCACCCCGTTGTCACCGGGCCGGAGAACCCACCGCCGGTAGAGGGAGTCGAACGAGGGATTGTTGCCCGTGTCCTCCCGAGTGAACTTCACGCGAATCTGCGGGTTCGTTGCCGCGTCAACAGCCGCCGAGAGATCGTCGTTCGAGAAAATATCGGAGACGAGCGCGTTGCCGTTCTCGTCTTCAACATCGACTACAACGCTCTCCCCGTCGAACGTCCGGGTAAACCGAAGCAAGTCCCACCCCTCGATGCGGGAGTCCGGTTCGGGGCAAGACACGACGACCTCGCCGTACTCTCGCGCTCCGGTGTGAACGTCGTCGACGAACACACTTCGAGTTGAACCGGAGTCCGTCGTCTTCGAGCCGAACCAGATGTTCGAGATTGCCGTCGCGTCCATCGGGCGACCGCTGATGATAGTCTGACCGTCGATTACCACATCGAGCGTTCCGGCGTCGAAGTCCGGGTCAACCTCGAACACGTAGGTCTGCCCGGCAGTCCACTCGGGGAGCAATTCCGTGCCGTCACTCAGAGAGACGTTCCCCGCACCGTCGTTGAACTGAATCTCCAACTCACGGTTCCCGTTCTCGTCGTCCAGCCGGATGATCGACTCGTCGTTGATGTTCGCCGTGTCCTCAGCCACCTCGAAGGAGAACTCAATGTCCTGAGCAACGGGAACGTCCCGCTGAAGCTGAGGCGTGTAGGCTTCCCCGACCGACGTGATCTCGGCGCGACTCCCGGTGTGAGAAATACCGGAGGTGTCGCTCCACGACCAAGCGTGGTGGTTGGGAGAGATACCGCTCTCGAAGTCAGCGACGACCTGCTCGTTGATGAGCTTGAGGCTCCCCGCATCGAGTCGGGTTCGTGCCGGGATTTCGTGTGTCAGCGAGAATCCTTCGGAACCGCTGAAGTCGTAAGTCTCGTCGTAGCCCGTCTCGGGGTAAATGTCGTACCGCTCGCCGTCAGAGACAAACAGGAGGTGACTCGTGTTCTTGAACCACGTCGTCCCCTGCGTCAGCTCGTCGGGGTTGTCCGACTGAATGAACTTGAACCCGCCGAGCTGTTCGGGAGCCTTCCCTTGAAGTGTCTCAGCGTCAGCCACCTGCCCATCGTTGTCCGGGTCGATCTCGTTCGTGAGGTCAACGAGGTGCTGAACGTCCTCGATGAGATTGTGAACGAGGAAGTTGTCGTAGTGGGTGACGGGTGGGTTGTCCTTCGTGTACCTGTACCCATCAGGGAACTCGGCCCGCTCCTCAGCGACGGCTCCCCATTCCTTGAGTTTAGAAGTGTATGCCATTTATCGAATCAGTCCTCCTTTTGTCCCGCCCTCTCCGGTCGGGTCGCCCTCGGAGTCAAGAGCGTCGTAGCCGCCGCTGTAACCGTTCCAGTTCGTACTTTCGTACTCGTCCTTCGTCTTGTAGCGGAGCGAGCCGTTATACTGCGACTTTACCGTAGTCCCGACAGGAGCGAGCTTCTGAACGACCTCCGAGATTTCCGGCCCCGAGAGGTCGATGTTCTGAACGTCGGCGTAGGGAAGAAGGAAACAGACCGTGCGGTTGTGAACCTCTCCAAAGAGGAACCGCCAGTCCTGAAACCACAAGTCCTCGATCTCGCACCCAAGGATGGTGGCTATCGAGCCGAAAGCGTCCTCGATAGTACCCTCGCTCGTGTTGAGCTGATACTCGGCAAGAATCCGCGCCCGGTAGTGATCGCGGCTCTCACCAGCGTACCGTTGGACTTGAACCATCCCTGCGAGTTCTTCGAGGGAGTCCACGTCCATCGCTTCCTGAACGGTCGTCTCATCATCGAGCGTCTGAATGTCGCCGTCGAGGTCAACTACTTGGCGGCCAACCGCATCGAGCAGTTTCCAATTCCCGCTATCGTCGTCGTCAGCGTAGTACGACGGAAGCGAGTTAACCAGTTGCTCAACCTCATCGTGAATCGTCGCCATTCAACTACACCTCGGTCGTCGTGAGCGTAATGTCGGTGCGAGCGTCCGTGTTCGCCTCCTCCATGTTCCCGATGGAGATGTTGTCCGTGGACTCCGGCGGGTCTGTGCGACCAATCTTGAGGCTCGTCACATCGTACACGCCGGGAATATCCCGAATCCGGTACTCGATCTCGCCGTAGAGAACGTCGTCGGTCACACCAAGCTCGCCGTCGCGCTCGAAGCCGTCCGTGGTCTGTCCACCGACGTACTTCACGATGCTGTCTAAAACGTCCTCGTCACTTTCGTAAGTCGAATTGACCGCTACATCTGCCTCGATGTAGATGGTCACAGGGTTCGCCCGCGAGAAGTCAACCGGGTGCGTCTGACCGTTCGGAAGTTCAGCCTCCACGCCCGGAACACCGACTCCGTTCACCCCCGCAATCAGGGTCGAATCCATCCCCTTCGTGTCCAAAATCGCCTGAGCAATCGCGGAGTCGTCGCCGCCGGTCACGACCAGCTCACCGGAGTTGGCCGGGAGGTTGTAGCCGCGACCGTTCTCGTCCGGGGTGTCGTTGATGAGGATGCTCACCGAGGTCACGCCTTCAACCTGCTGAACAGCAGTCACCAGCGCCGGGCCAGTCGCGCTCGAACCCTCGGCCAGCTCTCCTTTCGCTCGGTCGCGGAGAAGTTCGTCAGTCTCGCGGTTCTCGCCGCCAGCCGTACTCTCCTCGTTCGTAACCCGCTCGACGCCGGAGAGAGGAACAGGCAGGGCCGTAATCGTATTCGACCCCAAGTTACTCTGAGCGCCGGGTTCCACCGCGATCACCGGAGCGGTGGTAGAAAGTTCACCCTCCGCGATAACCGCGCCCTCGGTCGTCACAAACTCGATTGGGGGTTCGGTTCGCGTCTGAACTTCAGTCCCCGCAGGGATGTTGTAGTCCATCTCGGCGGTGTCGCCGCGAGAGAACGTTACTTCACCCTCAGCGCGAACAGCGGACTCTCGTGTGACACCGATGAGCGCCGTGAGAAGATCGAGCGCCGGGCCTTCCGCGTTGTCGATCTGCGTTGATTCGAGGACGAGTCCAATATCGTCCTGAGCTTGAGCGAGACGCCGAGCGATAGGTCGATAGAAATTGCGAATTACAGCAAGGTCAGACTCCTTAATGTCCTCTGACCAATACTGCTTCGCGTCGGCAACCATCGCATCGAGGATTTCCGCCTCTGTATCGCCGCCAAAAGAGCCGTCTTCGTTAATCGTCATTCACTAATTGTTTCCTCGAAAAATTCGTCCGATTTGTAGTCGATACCGATAACGTAGGCGTGCGGATTGTCCTTGTGCGGGGCCACGCTGATGCCCGAAATCTCGGAGATTCGGTCGTGCTTGCGTGCTACCCTCGATGCTTCGAGCTTGAGTTTCTGCTCGATGGTCGCTTGGTCGAACTCTCCGATAGCGGAGTTCCGCATCAGCTCGGTGAGCATGATCACGACCGACTGCTCGAACTGTTCCCTTCCGCTCACCGTCGCAAGGTCGTTACTTCCGTCAAGAAAAACGGAGAAGTCACTATCAAGGGCTAAATCAAGCATAGGAAGGGAGTCCTCTAATACTATTAATGGTAAAGGGTTTATATACGATGTGAGCGGTGGAGCGGCCTATTCCGTGTGCGTAACGGCTCCGTTGCCACCACTATCCAGCACTACGGCAGTACCCGCTCCGGGGTCGCTCGTACTATCCCCGACTCGTACAATCGGGCGTCCGTTAATCGTTACATCGGGGTTCTGGTCGGGAACGAGATCGTGGCCGTAGTAGTCGTCGCAGTAGCCACCGTCGTCTGTTTCCACGTAGTTGTGAGCGTGAGAGTCGAACCGCATCGAGTCGCCGTGGTCGGTGACAGGAACCCCGTTGATAGTCACGGACGTATCGCCGTCGTTGTCCTGCGTCGAACCGGAGACAGTCGCTTGGCACTCTCCGGGGTGGCCGTCCGCCTCACAGCTCGCGCCGTGGACTACCCACTTCTTGCTCATTCTCCACCAGAGGTGTCGAAGTCAACCGAGGACGACTTGAACTGAAGGTGTCCCCCCGTCTCAATCGTCACGTCCCCGGATGCTTTGATGTTCAACTCACTCGATGCGTTGATATTCACGTCGTAACCATCCGTGTCGGACTGCTTGACGCTGATCTCAGTCCCATCATCGAACGCCATCACCTGCTCATTCTCGGTCACATCGTCCGGTAGAATATCCTCGTTCGTTTCGAGAACACCAAGAATCACCCACAGATTATCCGCTGTCCGGTCAAGGAGGACGCGAGAACCCTCCGTGATAGACTGGATGTGTCCGGGGAATTGGTGCATCATGGGCACTTCTTTGTAAGTTACCCCCGCTCGTGCCACCTGAACGTCAGCGAGAATAATACCGGAGCTGACCGTCGTAGATGTAACTATACCGTGAATCATAATCAGATGATGTCGTTAAGCTGGAAGCCCTTGTTCTCCTTCTTGCGGGCCTCGTAGGTTTCCTCGTCGACGTAATCGCCACTCGTCGGGTCGAAGTAGCGATTGTAGACTTTGATGTTGTCCGGGTGGAGGTGTCCGTCCTCCACAGGAACCACGTTAAGTCTGAGACTCCACTCGCCATCCTCCCCGAGTTTGTGCTGAACGCCAGTAATCCAGAACCGCTCTAACCGGACGCTCGACTTGCACTCCCCGCTGTTGTTCTCAGGCGGGACAGTAACAATCGAGTCACCGATCTGCACGTCCCGAATGTCCGTCCAGACGCTACCGGAGTGAGATGGAAGAAGCTCAAGATTCCCGCTCCATTGCTTCTTCTGCTCGTTCCTCAACTTCCGGTCG